CTTAAATTGATTCGAGCCAGTGGTCTCATCGTAGAATCTTTCACTTGAAAACGATAAAGCACCTGAGCCATCAGTTTGCAAAGTCTGCCCCGCACTACCATCAGATTCAGGGAGGGTGAAAGTAGTGTCAGATGAAAGAGTATCAGCGGCCTTGATCGCCACGAAGTTGTCTCCCGCGTCGTCATAAAAAGCTATTCGCCCCCTTGTAACTCCAACATCTTTTATGTTAGTTATTCCAGTTAATGTCTCATTTTCTCCATCTAAAACATCACCCCATGACAACGTTCCAGATCCATTTGTCTTTAGTGCTTGATCGCTACTTCCAGCACCATCAGGTAAGGTCAAAGTTGTGTCTGAGGTTACGCCCAGAGGAGCTGATATGGCGATAAAGTTGCTGCCTAAAACGTCAGACTCATAGAGCTTAATCTTCCCAGCAAAAACTCCTCCCCCGTCAAACTGAATGTCGTCGGACTTCATAATGATGGCACCAGTTCCGCTGGGGTCAATGACAATATCCCCGTTAGAGGCAGATACAATCTTCTTGCCGTTGACATCAAGATCCCCGCCAAGCTGAGGGGTTAAGTCTTCGACTACATTCTCAAGCTCATTACCCGTGAGTTCCGAGATGGAAGCAAACGTTACCGCTCCAGAACCATCTGTCTGAAGCACTTGATTAGCACTTCCGTCTGCAGCAGGAAAGGTGTATGGATTCGATCCGTCGTCAACTTTGATCTGACCAACGACATGAAGCTTTTCGCCTGGAGCGTTGGTTCCTATGCCTACGCTATAAGGTGATGTAGCCGCCGCATCAGTTATGCGAACCACTTCTGTTTCGGTATCATTAGAGTTGCTAGAGTTCCCTCCTATCTTAAATACAATGTCCTGACCAAGGCCAGTACTACCAAACCCTCTAGACTGAATGATAGATGAAGTGGTTTCCGCAGTAACAAATATCTCATTCCCGTTGGTGCCCAGGCTGTTCTGCTGTTGAACCTTAAGGCCTCCTATGTTTGTGGCGTGGTTAGATCTTTCAATATTGATCAACCCAGCAGTTCCAGAGGCGAAGGCAACATACCTCTGCTTACCAGTGTAACCACTTGTATCTTCGAATCTAATACCAGCTGAAGTACCCCCAGTTGTAGTGTCAACAACACCAGTTCCAGTGAACTCTATTGTAGGGCCGCCAGAACTTCTAAGTATAAGTCTGCCTGTGTCCACTCCATTCCTACCTATGCTCGCCTCGTCCTTTACATGAAGGGTGCTCATAGGAGACGACTCTTCAATACCTACACGTCTTGTGCTACTACCGAAGTCTCCGTAAATAAGCGGAGTAGTGCTGGAGCTGTTTTCGATGTACAGCTTATTTGATTCAGTGGTAAGCGTTGACCCTGCTTTATAGCCAATAAGAACATTACTACCTCCAGTTGTAAGAGCAGTTCCAGCTTGGTGTCCAACAGCCACGTTATCAGCACCCGTCGTAAGTTGCTGCAAAGCAAACGCACCCACCGCTACAGTCTGATCAAAGTTAGAATCTGAAGCTCCAAAACCAGCTTGATTTCCTATTAGGACATTGTCTATGTCACTCACATGCTCACCAGCTCTAAAGCCAATACTTACGTTACCTGATGTGCCAATTCCATAGATACCAGCTCTATACCCGAGAGATACGTCGTTTGATCTACTGCCCTGCCTGGCAGCGGCAAAGCCGAGTGCAGTGTTGTAATTACCTGTTGCGTTAGTGAACAGGGCGTCGGCACCCACTGCTGTGTTGTTGCCTCCCGTAGTCAGAGAGCTGAGAGCTGTATAGCCAACAGCAACGGTCTTTGAAGCAGTAGTAAGTGACCCCCAGGAAGTCCCAATAAGCACATTGTCGCTCCCATCATTAAGTCTAATCTTACCAGCAATATGCAACTTCTCCGTAGGAGATGTGGTGCCAATCCCGACTCTGCTGTTAGCGATATCGATATAAGCTGTGTCTGTAGCTGTAGCTACGCCACTTGAATTACCAGCCCAGATGTATCCTTCTTGAATGTTCGGGATGTCGTTGGATCGACCGATCGCCATAACAACAATCTCTCCGTTATTCTGCTGACGTCTACCTACCTTACCTACATTCTGAATGAGGTTTGTTCCAGTAGGCTTGACATTGGTGAGACCACCTCCAGCCTTGACGTACACCACATCGCCTTCTTGAAAATCGTTGGGAGATACTTGTGTATTTACGTCATCAAGACTACCAATAGCTGTGGCCTGACCATTATCGTTCTGAGAATAGTCAGCAAAAGCCAATCCAATAGACGGCATTTTAGATGAATCAGATGCGTCAGCCTTGGCAACGGTGATTCTGTTTTGACCGTTGTTAAAGCCAGTGATGTACAGCGGATCGCCCTTAGATACTGCCTCATCAAACCTTACTTCAAGAGTAACTCTGTCTGCGTAATCCCACTCTGTGTCGTAGTCAGTTCCGCTTATTTTTCTAAGCAATTGAAATTGATCACCTCCAGCAGGTACACCTTGTCCGTCCGCACCATCGGCGCCAGCTGGCCCCTGAGGGCCTGTAGCTCCCTGCGGACCTGTCTCTCCCTGAAGGCCAGCAGTGACTTCTACTGGACTGACTTCTGGAGAAGTTACCGTGATTGCAGGAGTGGTCTCCACAGAGACCTTGATAACCCCTGGGCCGCTATTTACAACCTGAACTGACATTAGGCTCCGATATCGTCGTTCACCTTAAACGTTCCGTAGAGGAGCGTCTTCACATCACCCGCTGAGAATCTAATCCCATCAGTATCTGTAACCTGAAGATCGTATACGTACAACCCAGGAGACATGCCTCCGATCTGAGCGTTCGTAGATGTGATCTTAAGTTTAGAGTTCGTTGCGTCTCCAGTGGAGCTTACATACCCGATGGTTAGTGATTCAGGAGTTGCTGTATCTGAAGTTGCAATCTTCATCTCAAAAGTACCTTCAACGCCATGCTCAGGCATAGCCACTCCAAACTCCAGGTTGAGCTCAAACGTATCACCCTTCTTGGCAATGATGTCGAGTCTGTTCGATATATCTACGCTAACTGTAGCCATTATTGTTGAATGATATTTTTAACGATTTCGTCTACGGACTGCTCTCCGTTAGTCTGAACCTCTGGACCCTCTGTGAGTTCAGATCGGTCTCCTTTTCTCTGGGAGATGAGTTTGCTCTGTTCGACAGCTTGCTTCTCAACACGATCGTCTTTACGATCTTCTTTAAGAACCTCAAGCTTCTCTTTGAACTCTTGATCTTCAGTCTTAAATCCGAGAGTGGCCTGAGCTCTGATGAGTTCGATCTCCTTACGGAACTGATGCTTGACTTGCTCCATTTGCACTTCCAGTTGAGCTTTCATCTGCATCTTTTGGGCCTCAAGCTGAGCCTCCATCTGCATCTCTTGCTGTCTAGCTTGAGAAGAAGCCGCTGCAGACTGCTGCTGAATCTGAGCTTGTTGCTGAGAGTTCTGCATAGCCATCTGCTGGTTCCTAGCCATGCGCTTAGATCTTCTTACGATGAGCAAGCGCTCTGCTTGGTTTACGTCTTTAAGCTGTCGGATAGCAATAGCATCTTCGATGTCTAGTTCCTTTTGAGCGAGGGCTACTTGAATGTTCTGCTCAAGGTATTGCTTCTCTGTGTCCTCCATCTCCTTGACGATTCTGACGCCAAAGTTGTACATGGGGAGATTCTCGAATGACGAAAGCACTTCCATGTTCGCGTCCCCTACAGCATTAGTGTATGCTTTGTAGATGATGCTTTCTGGAGGGAGCACCTGAAGGCACTTGACAATGTCAGAGCACACCTTCTTGAACAGTACGATGGATGCGTGAGTCATGTCGTATATGGCGTTGTTGCCAGCTGCGATAGCTTGCTGCCTCACACCGACCAGCGCGTCACCCTTAGGCGAGCTACCATCCATAGCTTCGTTGATTCCAGTAGCATCTCTGATAAGTCTCAGGTAGTGATTGTACAACCCAATAAACTCATTGATGTTACGTACAGCATTCCCAATCTCTCTGATCGGCGGGTTCTGGAAGCCTCCCTCTGGGTTCTTGCTTCTATAGTAGAAGACACCCGTCTGCTCGTAGATGTCGTGCAACTCAAGCGGCTGTAGTTCACCACCCTTTCCGAGCTGGACGTTCTCCAAGCCTTCGATGTCGATGATGATGCCGTCTGGTTTAGCCTTAGCTACTGCCTGCTGGATCTTCAAGTGAGTGAGCTGGAGCTGGTCTGCAAAACCAATGCAGCTGTTCACCATAGACTTAGGGATCATATCCTGCATGTTGGTCGCAACCACAGAGTATGAAAGGTTAGTCTTAGAGAGATCGTAGAGGTTCTTAGGCATGTTGGTCTTCAAGCCGTAGCTGAAGAGCTTGCTGCAACCCATTACGTAGCACCCACCGTACACAGTCTGATTGTGCATCTCGTGGACGTCTCTCTTGTATACTGAGTTGGACGGAGCCTTGTAGCTCTCACCTTTGAAGTAGAACCCTGTGTTTCCGTACTGGCTTTCTTTTTCTTCGAACACCATCTTGTCTACGGACAAGAACTCGAACTCCAACACATCCACCATGAACTCATCATAGCCGTACTGAGCACGGTTTGTATCTGGGTCATAAGTAGAGTGGCTCATGCGACCCTTGCGGTTGCCAGACTTAGACTGCACCTTTTCTGCGATGTGCTTGTAGTCTTCTTCAGTGAGCTGATCTCCAGCCAAACGCTTGAGTTCGTGGATAGGCATGCTACGCACGTGGCCAGCATAAAGCATATCCCCAAACGATGGGTCTTTTACATCGCTGTGTACGAAGTCAATAGGATCTACGTAATCCGTCTTGATGCCGTAGTTAGGGTCGTTGCTTCTCTTGACGACAGCCATCCCCAGATTCACAATGTCGTTGACAGACCTTCTGTACACGGAGTCGTGGAAGTCATTCCACTGAAGCGTCATGTCTGTTGCGATCTGAGCGGCAATCTCAGAGGAAGACTTTACGTTGTTGCCCATGAAGATCTCTGCTTCCTCCAGAGTGTCTGGGAGAGAATCTACGTTAGCAACATCTACATTTGTCTTTTCTTTGATTTCAGCGAGATCCTTCTTTGCTTTAATCAGCGCCTCCATCTTCTGTCTTTCTCTATCCTTCTCAGAAGAAGAGAGAGGGTCGACAGCCTCTAGGTTTGGGTACGGTTCTCTAGAAAGAATCTTGTTCACTACGATTCTAGCGAACTTCGGAAGGATTGGTACTGGAGTAAAGTCCAGATTCAGGAAGCTTCCGTCCCCATTGTTAGGGTCCATGCTCGTCAGAAGCTGACGATAAATGGCAGTGTCTTGAGTTCCGTTAGCGTAAGCTCGGTTTTTCAAGAAGGTATCTCTCCTGCGTCTGAGAAGAGAGTTTTCTCTATCAAGAGATCCCCACTGATTCTCAATAGCCTTCGCATATTGGAGGCCATATTGAGCGCTTTCTTTAACCTCTCTCGTTTCAAGAGGACTGGGAAATCCTTTCTTAGATGTATTGTTGTCCCCGTACATTAGCGCAAATATACTAAAATTACGAGTGCCAGTGTTTTATCTTGTGCTTCCTGAAAAATTTCTTCTCTTGGAAATTTGACTTGGGTTTTTCAGCCTTTACTTTTTGAGCAGCAAGGAGTGCTAGACCAGAACTAATTGTCAAGTCAAACTTGGTTCTGTCTGATATCTTATAGCCGATCCAGTCCTCCAGCGTTCTGTTCAAGTACATATTACCCATCTTGCCTGTCTGAGGATTCTCTCCCACGTGATCGTGTATGTATGTCTCAATGGCTTGTGCGTGAGACTGGATAACTTCTTGTGAGTTAGACGGGATGCCCTTTGTCTTGACGTTCACCTTTGAGCTAGAGGATGACAAATGGGCAGGTCTATCCATGAGGTATCCGTCGTACCCACGAGATTCAAAGTACCTAACTATCCCATACTTGTTGTTCTCCACCAAGAGCGGGTACCCGTAATAGAAGGCACACATCAAAACATCCTCGTAGAAGATGCTTGCTAGATCTGGACGAGAAGCGTATTCTATTACAAAACAGTTACTTACGTCCTCCATGTTAAACTTATTGTAGAGGTGCATAGCCCCTTTAGAGCCTCTGCCGTCTACAGTAGCATCGAGGTCATAAGAGTCAACCCCGCCTACACCCATGTGAGCATTGCCTGGCTTCTTCTTCCCGTACTCCTCAACTACTTTATTCCTATTGGCCGCTTTGGGCTGCCAAGCCATGTAGAACCTACCGTTGGCATCTGGAGAGAAGATAACCTCTTTGTCTTTTTCCTTCCACATGAAGTTACCTCTAACTACTGGGTTGGGGAACAGATTGTTGTTGTGGTCGATCTGTTGGTAGATCTTACCGACATTGAAAAGACTACCCTCAATGCTATCTCTGAAGGCTTCTTCTTCTGTAAAAGGAAACTGCCTTACAATCTCATTCAGTTCTGAAGCAACGTTTTTGAGGCTATCTCTCTCGTTCCTTAAGTACTTCTTCA